TATTGGCTGTATAGTTTCTTTCTTTTCATCTTTATCCCAAAAGTATTTACAATTTCCTCCAATAAATATATCCCATTTATCTAAATTGCTATCCAACCATTTTTTGATTGGAAACCAATTTAAAAAATGATTCGTTGGCTTACAATCATCTTCTAAAATTAATACTGTAGATAATTTATTTTTTAGAGCATGTTTTACAATATTTACATGAGATAATCCACAACCAATATGTCCATTTCTAAGTTTTATAGCAGGATAGTGTTCTTCCTTTATAGAATCTGTTATATACACAGCAGATGTTTTAATTATATTAAAATGATTTGTAAAATGTTTTGTTACAGTATTTAATCTATCAGTTCTAGCATCTATATTTATTAAATACGCATCTGTTTTAGAAAATAATATATAAATAATAATGTATATTAATATTATTATTATTAATGGTGTATATATAGTTTTCAAGAATTTATTTATAACCATAACTAATAATACCGTAGAATATATTTTAATTTCTAAATACTGAGTATATATTTTAATTTCTAAATACTGCGTATATATTGCCATTTCAAATCATTACATATTAATTCCCAAATCTTATCTTGAACATAGAGTTTATCACGGTTTTTTAGTAAAGGAAAGCAAGGTAAATATTCATCTAATTCTAAAAGTTCACAAAATTTATATAATACATAAGAATATGATAAAAAATTATTACGACCTTCAGGGCAGTGTTTTTGGAAACTTGGTTGAATTTCCTTAAACATATAACGCAACTTTTCTTCAACTTCACGATTCATAATAGGTGCGTTTTGTCCATTTAATCTATTAATAATATGCGGTACATGCTCATAGTATTTATTTTGTTTTAACTTTTTAAGAATTTCTCTAACTTTTGTTTGTTTAATATTTTTAGTATCTAAAATTCTTTCTTTTTTTAATTCAACTAAAATTAGATCAAAAATTTCAGGTGGAATTTCTGTAGATTCTTTTGCTTGAAATTGTGCGAGCCATTCATTAAAATGATTAATACGCTTGTAAGCATAATAAGAAACTTCTCGTGGAGGGTCTTTATATGATGGTTTATCAGAATCAATTAAAATAAATTCTTGAAATCCACAATCCATACATGTAAATAATGCTTCATTAGGAGAAAAAACCATTTCTTTATTACATAATGAACATTCGCCATATGTATCATCTGCTATATTTGCAATAGATCGTACATTATCAGGATGTACCTTTTTTAAATATTCGTCTAGTAATTTATCACGAGATATATTTGTATTATTTACTATTCTAGGTTCTTCATCTACATATGTAAGATCTTCTTTTGAAGCCATTTTTAATACATCAAATATAACACCTAATTTCTTTTTATTTGTTAATTTTTTTGGAAGAGTACCTTCTTGAATTTGTTCTTGTATATCATAATATTTATATAAAATTTCACCAGTATCTAAAAAATAATCAAAAAATTCATTTTTATTTTTTCTTGTTTGTATTTCTTCATTTATATTTTTTAATTTAATTTCATATTGATCACAATTCATATCGTCGTTATTAGAGTTTAATTTTTCTTCAATATTTGTTTTTTCATCTAATAAATGTTGTAGTTCAGATTCATTATTATTTAATCTTTGTAATTGAACAGTGTGTAATGTATCTAATGTAGTTTTACCTTCTAAAGTAGTTCTTTTAGTTAATTTTGTTTTAGAAGAATCATTATTAGATCCCCTATTAATCATGTTATCATATCTTTAAAATCTTTTAGACCCATTAAATAAAATATATTATGCGCAATTATTAATTCATTTATTGAAAATATTCCCGGCATTAATTTTATTTTTCTAAATTTTTTTTCTAAAATAAGGGTATAGAAAATGACAGGCGGTGGTTTAATGCAGCTCGTTGCTTATGGCGCTCAAGATGTTTATCTCACTGGTAATCCCCAGATTACCTTCTTCAAACAGGTGTACCGTCGTCACACCAACTTTGCTATGGAGTCTATTGAAAATCCTTTCAATGGATCCCCTGGCTTTGGCAAGCGTGTGACTTGCACCATTCAGCGCAATGGTGATTTAATTCACCGCATTTACCTCCAGGCCACACTCCCTAAGGTAACTCTCCAGACCGCAGATGGCTCTGGTGCTCAGTTCCGCTGGCTCAACTGGGTTGGTCACAACTTAATCAAGTCTGTGGAACTCGAAATCGGTGGTCAGCGCATTGACAAACACTATGGTCTCTGGCTCCACATTTGGAATGAATTAACACAGGAAGCCGGTAAACAGGGTGGTTACGCAAAGATGGTTGGCAATGTGCCCCAGCTCACTAACTTACTTGTACAGGGTGGCGAACCTTGCGATGATGATTGCTCTGCCCCTGTTGATGGCCCCAACACCTTAAATGAGGTTGGTGTCTGCTCCCCTGACTACACTCTCTACATTCCTCTCCAGTTCTGGTTCTGCCGCAACCCTGGCCTTGCTCTCCCCTTAATTGCTCTCCAGTACCACGAAGTCCGTATTAACCTCGAGTTCAATGACTTACGCAACTTATGCTGGGACATATCACCCCAGCTCAACAACGCCCACACTGTACGCGATCGTGTAGCAAATGCCAACTTACAGGCCGCCTCTCTCTATGTCGACTATATCTACCTCGACACTGATGAGCGCCGCAAGTTTGCCCAGGTCTCCCACGAGTATCTCATTGAGACTCTCCAGTTCACTGGTGCTGAATCTATTACCTCTTCTTCCAACAAGCTCAAGCTCAACTTTAACCACCCTTGCAAAGAACTCATCTGGGTTGTCCAGCGTGATTCTTATGTGTCTTGCGATGACACTGTAGTGAACCCATGGAAGGGTCAGCAGCCTTTCAACTTCAGCGACTGGTGGGACCGCGCTGTACTTGAAACTGGCTACTCTGTTACACGCATTGAGGGAATGGCTGGCAAGAATCCCGTCATTACTGCTCTCTTACAGCTCAATGGTCACGATCGCTTCCAGGTACGCGAAGGTCGTTATTTCAACGAGGTCCAGCCTTACCAGCACCACACCAACGTACCCGCCGTCGGTATCAATGTGTACTCCTTTGCTCTCCAGCCTGAGACCCACCAGCCTACTGGAACATGCAACTTATCTCGTATTGATAACACAACTCTCTTATTAACTGTTTCTAACAGCACTGTTGGTACAACTACATCCGCGCAGGTGTATGTGTTTGCGACCAACTACAATGTGCTCCGTGTGATGAGTGGAATGGGTGGTTTAGCGTACAGCAATTAGAAAGTTCCAAGCCTCTCAGTTTGGTTCTGTATTTTTGTATTTTATAAAAATTAAATAAAAATAAAAATAATAAAATTGAATCCATTTTATCACATATTTTTTATAACAAAAAATGTTTGATAAACAACTATTGATTCTTCCTATTATCTATAAGTTGTATGAAGAGTACTCATCCATTTTCTACACACTTCTTCTAAAGATAATTTCATTTGGCTACTTGAAGCCTAAAAGACTATCAGATGATGAAATTAAATCTCTGAAAATCTATTTCCAAATGGGAACAAATGAGTGTATGTTTGATGGACCTATAATTGGCAAAAACTTTTGTGGATGGTATGATAGTGATTCTAATAACAATATTATGTGGTTTCTAGGCGTTTCACCAAAGATTGATATTTATAACGATAATAATGAAGATGAAGAAGAGAAATTTATCTTAGACCGCTGAACATTTCAAACCGGCACATTTTTTAAAAATTGAATCCGGAAAACGGATTAAATAAGGTAGTAATATAGCACATCAAAGATGGACTATTCTAAGAAGAGCAAGGCAGAACTCAAAGCACTCTGTAAGGAACGCAAAATTAAGGGTATAACTGGAAAGAATGTAAAAGAACTAATAAAAATGCTAAGTGATTATGATGATGAAAAGCAGTTATGTGATTCTTTCACGAATAAAAATACTATCGCACCAGTTTCAGCATCAACAATTGAGGCTAAAACTTGTGTAAAACCTGAAACAGCAGTAAAAGCAGAGATACATTGGAATTCTTGGACAGAAAAATCACAGAATATTTCTTTCAAATCCAATACTAATGGTATTGGAGATGGTGAAGAAAAAGTGGCTCGTGAATTAGAAACCAATGTATTAGGTCAAAATAGTCCTTATGATATGAATGCTATAATAAATGGTATTTCTACAGAATGTGATGTCAAAAAACTAGATTCACAGAATGATTTCAATACTGGGGTAAAAGGAAGAAATGTATTACGCCCTATAAAAATAAAACTTGTTTTACTACTTGAATCTATTTCTTTACTAAGTGATAGTACAATATTTACATCCGAAGAAAAGGAAAAACTAAAGTTCTTTATAGATGTAAGCCCTGATGAATTATCAGTTGGAACTCTTAAGAGACTCAAATCTCTTTGTGAAATGTTGAACATCAAACGAAAGGGTATTATGGACTCAATTCCAGTTATTCAACCTTTTAGAGATACATATGGTGATGTAAATATGACATTAGATATTTACTATATGATATGTGAAAAGATGAGTAAATCCTTTCCAGCAGAATATTCTTCTTATATATCAACACTTCAAGATATCAAACATTTTGATAATGATTATATTCAAAATCCAGATCATATAAATAAAGATTTGGATAATCTTACCAACTTCTTAAAAAATACCACTCTTATCATTGTTGATGAAAAAAAAGGATATACGTTTATATCAGATATTAGCAGAGTTAGATTTCTGCGGATTACTCGTGGGCATCCTAGATTTCAAATAATATTTTAGGGTGCATTTTCAAATATTGTGCTTAGATATTCTGAAAACTTACAGGGGACAGCATTACCAAGTTGTTTATACATTGATGATATAGAGCCTGAGAATATAAATGTATCAGGAAAAGTTTGAATACGAGCACATTCCCGAACAGTTAGTCTTCTTTTTAGAGAAGGGTGATTATGAATAACTGGTCCACCACTTCCTCCTCCCCTTCCTGTGATTGTTGGTGAAGGCTCTTCCCATTTCAGTTCACGGTTCCCAAGATAACCTGTAACAGCACACTTATGTTTTGTTCCAATATGTTGAATATCAGGATTATACTCTATTGGTAAATCACCAATAGCATCTTTAAGTGTCAATATTTTTTCTGAAGTTGTAGGCCATTTTGGTTCAAATGAAATTGTATTTTTAACTCCAATGATAATGACACGTTGACGTTTTTGAGGAACACCATATTGCTTGATATCAAAGAGTTTGAATATAACTTTGTAACCACATTCAGTGAGATCTTTTAGAATAATTTTCATAATCTTTCCTTTTTGATTCTTTTTATCTTCACTTGTTTCATATCCACCCATATTTAGAAGGCCTTTAACATTTTCAAGAAGAAAGTAGGACGGTTGTTTCAAGCGAAGTAGACGAAGAATTTCAAGATATAACTCATTACGTTTATCTTTCTCGTTCCTATAGGGATTAGCCATAGAGAAGCCTTGACAAGGAAACCCTCCAATCAACAGATCACAATCTGGAATTGTTTTAATTTGTTTGATATCTCCACATACTGGTTTTATATTGAAGTTATTCTCGTACGAATTACATGCATCTGAATCAAAGTCATTCACATATACGTGTTTATATTTTGTATTTTTATGAAACCCATAGTCCAATCCACCACATCCAGCAAAGAAGGATGCTACACGTTTTATATTTGATGTATTTACTACTTGTTCGGCAGTAGGAGGTGTAATGATTTCATTTTTTGCTTGAGAACCTGTTAGAAGTTTAGCAATATCATCTTTTTTCTTTCCACTGTATCCTTTGATGCTCTTCTCCTTACAAATCGCAATGAGTTCTTCACGAGTTTTCGTTGAATAGTCCATTACGCTTGTTTGCTTTTCTTGAATTGTTGTGCTGTCAATTTTTGGCTCAACACTATTCGTTTTCAATAAGGCTTCCTTAACCTTTTCCTCTATAATAGTCTCAAGTGTTGTGTTTTTTTCACA